GTTCGGGTCAGTCCTAAATACCAAGATCCGAGATTCACGGCACCCGAGACGAGCTTACGAGGAAGCTCATCCCAGGCGACACGAATTCCATGGTTGAAAAAGCGAGCAGTGGTAGTATATTTGTCAGAGCAGAAAGTTTTAAAATCTGCCCATTTTGAACAGGCTACAGTCATAAAATGGCGAATCCAATCTTTTAACATTGCGTAGTAGGTAGGTGCATAATATTGATTATAATAGTCAAAAGTAGCAGCCTGTTCAAGACGAGAACGAAGGGAAGAAGTAGAAGACAGATCTGGACTCCAATGGTACGAAAGAAGTGCATGACCAAAGGCGTAAGCAAAACGGAAAGCGATATTCATTGCAGGATCGTGTTCAGCTAAATTGGCGTAATTGATTGCATCAGAATACCTAGCATAGCGAACAAATGAATGTGCAGAGCGTTCGCGAGTTACAGAGTCAGAATCAGGTGTGAATGCTTCAATAAGAGGGAGAGCGATATCAAGCAGTTGACGGAGAGACACATTATCGGGATCACGAAGAACTCCATCCGTTGTATCTCTACAAAGAGCTTGAAGTTCTAAAGGAGCATGCAAATATGCAAATAAACCAAGGGAAAACGGGTCGATATCAGTAGCGGGGGAAGTCGGGCTAATGAGTCGAATCCAATAATCCATAGAAGTATAAGCACAGTTTGAAGTCAGATCGGTGTAAACAGTGTTGAAATCAGCAGAGAATACGTTTTGTCTAAGAGCATCGCGAAAATTGGAATACAGCGCAAGGCTCTTATCTTTGAGGGGTTCGGGTACAGCGGAAGAAGTTGAAGTAGAATCAGAGAAATACTCTTTTACCTGAGAGACATATGTTCGGAGCATTTGTCCTTCAGTATCAGGGGGAATTTCAATAATTTCATCAGGCTTTGTTTCATTATCTTTAGGGTTCGAGATAATGGCATAAGTATTGATTTCTTCAAAATCAGCGTGGGAAACAACAGGGAACATGTTGGAGGCACGGGAGCCTCGTAGGATTCCACCACGATAACTATACTTTTCACGGCCATCATGATCGTTAATACGAGCATTGCGTTTCAAAGTTTTGACGTAATCTTCAGGGCCTAATTCTTCTAGAAGTCGAAGATTTTCAGCCGTTTCAGCAACAGTTCGTTTGGGTTGGGATTGTTGTTGTTTTCGATCTTTCGACCGAACATCAAGTTTAGAAGACAAAGGAGGGGCAAATTGCTTGGGACGTTCAGCAAGTTCAGCACATCTACAGGGGTCAGAAAAACATAATTTACAACGAGTGAGAGAAGCAATGACGCGGGAGACATCAAAATTCTTCACCAGAGATTGAGGATTGGCATACTTTTCAGCATTGATATATCTATC